ATTATAACTTACATGAAACCAATAGTTATTTCCTAATTCTAATATAAATTGGTCATATGTTAGTGATTGTGTTAGCACTTTTGCTGCTTCCCATTGTTGGAAGTAACTAGTTCCTGACAACTGAACATCAGCAGCTTGCCCTTTATTGTGTTGACTACTACCAGAACCATGTCTAAACCCAGAACTAAGAAACATGTTAGGGTATTGGCTTTTTAACGGTTCCAACACATTAATACACAAGTGTCTCATGTTACACACAATCTGATTAGTTGTTAATCCGTTTTGCGGTTGAAGAGGGTAATGTGATAGCGCACAACCAACAGTTATTGACCCGACATTAAAATTTGGAGTTAAAACAAATCCAAGAGGAAAATTATAGTTGGTAGCTTCTGCAAAAATATCAGTACAATCTGTAGGAATTTCTGTTAATGGTGGTATAATAGGAGTTTCTGCGTCTATTTCAGGTGCCACATAATCTACAGGTAAGCCATTAGCAGCACTTTCAGCTCGTAATGCTGGGGTATCGGCTGGGTAAGGATTAGGATATACCGCAAACCCACCATCATTTGTAGGTTCATCAGCTAACGCTATAGCAGCTTCAAACACAGATATGTTGGCAATTAGAGGGTCATTCGCTGGTGGGCTTACGTCCGGTGCTCCAGTTAATGTCATTCCTCCACCACCAGGTGAATCAATATACACGTCAACCGAACCTTCTTCGTTATGTGTGTGACCAGCACCATCGTTTGGGTCTGGTGTATGATATACAGCTCTATAATCTTGTCCCATTTTTCTCTCATTTTATAAATATCTAATATAGTATTTATAAAGGATTATGGATATGGAAAGAGTTAACAAATGGAGATTCAGATTGGCGTTAGCCGCTGAAGCAATGGATTATTTTAGAATAGTGCCTCGTGCAATCGTTATAGGGTATTCTGTGATGTTGTATGAGGTGGTTAAATGGTTTATGGCGTTACCAACACCTAACATGGAGCAATCAGCTCTAGTGAGCGTTGTAGTGACTATTGCGGGTGTAGTTATTGGGCTATACACCAAGAGTGGACATTCTTGGGACAACCCTCTTACCGTCTGGACTAAAGAGCCACAATTAAGACCTAAAGCGAATCATTCTACTAATGGCATTAATGATGTATCTTCAACAGAAGCACCATTACCAACACCACCAGATTTAACAGAGTTTCCTGATATAGATTGACCGCAGTTGTTCGTTAACATTGGTTTAAAATAAGCAATATCTTGAACTATCTTTTTAAGATTATGTTTTTGACACCATTTAACGAAATGAAACAATGAAAATTTAGAACGATTGTCCAGACCGTGTTCAACAGCTTCAAGCATTATAGCTTTGATATGGTCTGGCTGTTTAGTCAAATCCATAAGGTGTTGATTTTCTTTAAATAAGTCTTCAACTACATATTTCTTACCGCTAGGGTGCTGCCATTCGTGTTTCATAATGTTGGTCATAGTGAATGGGTTTTCAAAAGCTTCTTTAAGTTTTGTTAACTTCACTCTTGGGTACGCTGATTGAATATTATCTTCACCCCCTCTAATACATTTAACGAATAAATTCCATTCTATGCTATTATCCCATTCTTCCAACGTGCGGTATTTTTGTGTTAATGGGTTCATCAATTTGATGTTATCGTTGACCAACAACTGAACGTAATCTTTGTCAGCCGACACGATTGTGATGTCAACATATTCACCATACTTTTGACAAAACCCAGCAATTAAATCATCAGCTTCACAACCATCAGCAGAGAAACATATAATGCTCGTGTGTTCTTTGATAAGTTCTTCGAAATCTTCTAAGGTAGCTTTAAAAATTTTCAGTCTATCCTTTTCCTTTTTCGTCATTTTCAGTGTTCTATCACCCTTGTAGAGTTTACCGGAAACACATTTAGGCGTTTTCGTGTAGTCTACTCTCCAATTAGGTCGGTCATAAGCTAAGATGATTTCATTTGGTTTGAACTTCTTGTAATATTTGTTAAGCATTTTGAGCGTAACATCAACAGCCATTCCAGCGACAACATCATCGGGTTGACCATCATTAACGTGCCAAGCCATCCGTGCAATATTACTAATGTCGAATATCACATAGTGTTTATTCATAGTCGCTACTATCACCTTGCATTTCAGCAGTTACCATAGCAGTCAATTCAGCAATGTAACGCTGAATGATAGCACTATCGTCAACACCAGTATACCCGTTAGATTTAAGATGTTGAATGAAAGCATCATCCCAATCCAATTCTAAACGAATCTTACCATTAGCTTCTTCAAGTATCCCTACGATTTTTACGTAGGGTTCTTTTTTACCTTTCTTCTTTTTCTTACCAAATAGTTTTTCAAACATACCAAAATCCTTAATATAAGCGTGTATAAGACGATTTAAGCGTATTATGACCTCGTAGTGAGGATAACAGCTTAAATCGTCTTACGTGTGGTTATTTATACCCTTGGAAGCATGTAGATGGTTAAACCATTTACCTTGATTTTGAATATGCCACGTTTACCGATAGAATATGTTGCTTCTGCACAACCTTTCATCAATGAGTTGAACATATCTAAAGCATAAGAAAATGTGAAATTGTTGGAACCGTCACTTTCGACTTCCACTTTGTCTTCAGCTTCAATTTTTATAATGTCGTTAGAATTATCGACTAGTTCATAAGTCAATTCACCGTTAACATTGATAAGTTTAATTCTATCACTGTCAGAAGTGCCACTAGCTTTGCTGATTAAGTTGCTTAGGTCTTCATCAATTTTTATGATGAATTCTTCATTGTCATGAACCACTTTAGGTGATGCAATGAATTTTGGAGGTCCACAACGATACTGGATGTTAAGGGCTTTGCTTTTGAAGTTCATTTGTTTAACGAACTTGTCATCATCTACACCATCAATTTCAGCAGTGATTACTGCATTATCGTCATCTTTGATAAGGTTGAAACGTGATAAGAAAGTTTGTAAACGGTTGATTCCCATTTCACCGAAATCATCGGTTAATGATAAATCAGATAATACGAACGCGGTTTTATCGGGATTGTACCCACTAACCTTGTCATTAGTTATTAACAATTCTGCTACTTTGATAAGTTTAACAGTGCTTAAAATATTCTCGATAGCCAACGCAGTGACTTTAGATAGTTTCATAGTATTCCTATATAATTATGTTTTAATATTAATGGATGCTAATAAGCTTATATGACTTATTAGCATCCGTAAAGGGTTTTATTCGACTAATGAATTATTAGACAGTTGTTGCTTTGATGGAACGTCTTTACCTATAGCAGATAAAATTGCTAAAAGTGGTTTGTCGATTAGTCGAAGAAGTTGTGCATCAACATCAACATCTTCCAAATAATCTTCAGTGAACCATGTAGGTATTTCAGTCGCATCGGTAGGTATTGCTATTGATTTGAACTTGTTGTAATACTTCGTTTTAAGGTAATATACCTTAATCTTGGTGCCTGTAGTAATCTTAATGCTTTCATTGTCGTTATTAACTTCTCTGGCTATATTCCAATGAATACTTGCAGCTACATTACCAGGTAAAAAGGTTTTATAACCTATATTTTCCCAATTATCAGTGTATTTCACCATGTTCTTAACACCAATAGGCAATCCAATTCTTAATATAGATGAATTAAGAACAGATTCTTTGTAATTGACAATATCAAGTGCCACATCATTCCAATCACGTTTTTTAAGAATCTGTTCAACAAATTTACTAAGTTGTACTTGATATTCTTTAGGTAAAGTTGACTTCTTCAATGCTATTCCCATAGCTTTGACCTTATCTACTTTTTTACCTTCATCGTTAACAACGTGAACAATGTACATTTTCTTCTTCATGAAAATACCGGAAGAACCGATAATTTCCCTGTCAGTTTCAATGATTTTGTCACATGTGTCAGTGCATAAGAACGCATCACGCATAAATTCTGGAAATGATTCATTGACTTTTAGACCAACAGCATCACCAACCTTTGTTGCAGTTTCAATATCTTTAGCAAAAGTTTTGAAATAGCTGGAATCGGTATCACCGTAGATAATCGCATCACCTTCAAGGTCATATTTTCCTGTTAGAAGCTCGTTAACTTTCGCAGTTTGGTGTTTCAATAACACTTGCCCTGTTGCAGTCGTAGAGGCACCTAAACGGGTATCGTTAAACTTGAAATATTTATTACACAAACTACCATAGGCAGAGTTAAGTTGTAACTTCATAACCTGTTGTATTCTATCGTAATATTGCGACTTCGCTATCAATTCTTTGTATTCTGGTGAATCTTTTTCGAATGCTTCAGATTTTTTAGCAAATTCAATACTTAAAGCTTTAGTTTTTTTACGTTCTATAAACCAAGATTCTAATAATCCAGGTAAAATACCTTTGGTTTTAAGATTGAATACAGTACCGTAACCGGAAATACCCCAACCTTTATCAAGTAAGGTTTCCCGCCATTCAGCAGCAGTCATAGAAACTTCTTGGTCACTTCCAGTAGTTTTTTCTTCAAATTGAAAATTTAGAACTTGGTCGCTTCGATTATGAATAGCTTCAAACGCTTTCTTCTTATCATCAAATTGTCCGATAAGTGTTTCAGGACTAATATTGTTTGAACGTATAGAAGAAGGATACAGTGCTGTCATATCAACAGACGCTAAATTGTCATGTTGACCACGTTTAGGTGCGATAACATACCCACCTTCAATAGAAGAATGGTGGCTTGGTATATGAGTATCAGGCACCTTCAAATCATCTAACACATAGTGACAGTAGTTAATCATACCTAACTCGGTATTTTTTAACGTTTTCAAACTGTGATGGAATAGTCCAGTCGTGTTGTGATATAAAGCATTAGCCTGATTCAAGAATCCTAAGACTCTTTCAAATCCCCCAAGAATTTCAGTATCACGAATGTTATAACGAACAAACTTCGTGAATTCATTTTTGTATAGGTCAGCTAACGTTCCCGAAAATTCAAGCTTGCGCATGTCTTTAAGAACTTTTTCTGCTATACTTTCTAACTTGTATGAAGGTTCTTCACCGAACGAAAATTTCTTATATAATTCAAGATAGTCAATGTTAACCCGTCCAGAAAATCTGACAATAGGTTCCATTTCATTGAAATTTTCCTTTTCACTGAAACGTGGTTTTGATGCACCTTTAAATGATAAAGCATGTAACCTATGTTCTAACACCTTTTCTATTCGTTTTGCGGTATATGGGTCATCGAACATTTCAGAGTTCCACCCAGATATAACATCAGCATCTTCAATTAAATCTAAGAAACGTCCTAATAATTCTCTTTCTGTATTGAAAAATTCAACTTTAGTAGGATAGTTTAAAGGTTCAATCTCTTCCATATCAGATAGAAATTGATTCGCATCTATGTCTTCAGCCCTTTCACCGTTGGGTGGTATAGCCATGACATAATTGGTGTTTTCCCATATGTTCAATAAACTTAGAGAGTTTATAGGGAACACTGGATTTTTGGCACCTTGAAAATCTACACTAGGGTCATAATCGATTTCAATATCGTAGACCGAAATGTGTAAATCTGGTGGTAATGCTTCATAATAGTTCTGTGAAAGAACTTTCAGTTCTGCTGGAATATCAGATTCGTAAATTTCTTTACGCATACGTTTGAAATCTTCAACACCAGTGGTGAATTCACGCCAGTTGTTAAAATCGTGACGTTTAAGGGATTTACCGTAAATGTTTTTGTATTCACCGTCAACGGCTTCGGTGTAAAAATACCAAGGGGCAGGATAGGTTTTCATGATTCTACCTTGTTCAGTTCTTTCCCAGACAAGAACCTTTTCCCCTTTCCTTATAGATGATATATAACTCAAGTTATATCTCCTTTATTGCATGTTTTGTGATTTTTATAAACTCACTTTTGTTTGTCCCTTCCTTGACTATGTTGCTCCCTGACATTGTTTTGTAGATACAAAACAAAAATGCCACGGTAAGTATGAACTACACCGTGGCATCCGTAAAGCGAAAGATTAAACTTTTTACGACTCGTCTTCTGTATCGTTATCAGTGTTATCTTTTGCTTCCATTACAGACTCGTATAAATCACCGAAGTCTTCCGCATCACCAGACACTTCTGAATAGTTAGCTTTATGCGCAACAGTAATCATTTTCGTTACCATTTTCTTTGGTAATTCAAACTGTTCCACGATTTCTTCAATGATTTCTTTCTTCAACTCATTTTCAGAGTCAATTCGAGCCATAGCATTCGTAGCTTCCCCAACCATCTGCTTCAACTTTTGAATGTCTTTAGGATTGGAGGGGATAATAAGGTTTGATGGCATATAATTTCCTTTATTGTGTTTTAAAATTTTTTAAGAATATGAACTATAGCACACTTTTTCGAAGTTATCTATAAAAAATATGATTTCCTATCTGGGCAACTAAATTCATACCACCTACCCAATACGGGTCTACTGATGTGTTGTGGTAATGTGTAGCTTTTTTAGTGATGTCTTTTATCGTACCATCCAATATCCTACGCGCTATCTGTAAACAACGATTATAAGATTTCAAATTGGCTGGGTTATCACTCTTCCCATCTTTAGTCCAGCTAAACATTGGTACCCATTTCTTTGTGCGATTGCTTAGGCGTTGTTCATACACCACTTTACAGACACTATCAGGGTAAGCAGAGCGTTTAACACGTTGCATAGTCACATAGCCAGTGGTAGCGATAAAAACGTCACTACCTTCATTTCTCGACTCATAATACAAATTCAATGCCATACAATCCAAATCATCTAAACCGTGAGGTATGGGTGATTTGGAAAATTTGTTAGCGTATGAAAGTGAAGGTAGAGCGAAAGTTAGTATTAATATTAAGCAAATTCTTTGAACCATTCTTTGTAATCTCCAGGAAATTTAGTGTGGTCGTATAAGTAAGGCTTCGATGCAGCGATATGAAACCTAATCATAACAGAGTTCCCCATACTTATGTTGGAAACACCATTGATAAAATGTGGGTCTGATGGAAACAATAATAGTGTTCCACGTTCAGGATTGAATGAAAATTGGTGTTGAGGGAATTGCACTTTGCCACCATATACCTCGAAGTCTTCCGAGAATGGAGGTTTTTCGTTGTAGTCAGATAGAAATATAATACCAGTCAAATCACGGCTTTTTGTTCGTAACCATTTGCCCTTTAAATGGACAGAATTTTCCGCATGAAGTTCATCATTGTTATACCCATTCGCATAATATTCATATGCCATCGGTTCGGTACCAACATAGTCGAACCCATAATGTTTTTCCAACAGTGGAGTCAATGGTTTTAATCTTTCGAACACAACTTCATCTGTTAATGATGAAAAATATAAAGATTTCAACATCTTACCATCTTTATCGTGGTCTGGTGTTTTAAAATTAAGGGAATCAATAATGTCTTCTGCCATTATTGGGGATAAAAAATCTTGTACGATATAGAAGGGACTATTTTTGTTCATATTATCTCAGAGTATAGACAAAAAAAGCCGATAACGATTAACATTATCAGCTTTTTTCTGTAGTTATTAAAAAGTTATGATACTTCGTTCATATCGATGGTACCATCTTCTACGTTGGAACGCAAGGCATCTCTTAAATCATCTGTAGATTCGTCGTCATTAACAGCAAATCCGTATCTTTCTAAGATGTCCTGAATGTCTTGACGGTCTAACCAGTTGATAGCTCTGTGGACATCTTGGTCCATTTCGCTCAATACCCCACCATTAATAATGGATTCAATGGTAATTTCTTCCATTTTATGCGCGTATTTCAATACCATATCATTTGACATGTTACGAGTGTCAACACCAGCTTTTCTTAATTTCAGTCTAAGGTCAATGATGGTGTCTTTCTTTTCTTCGACATCATAATTTTCCAATTCATTCAATTGAATACCAGCTAAATGTCTTAAAC